CACATTGTTTTTTTCCACAGGGATGCACGGTTGTGATTGCTCTTGCAGAAAGTCACGTTTCTTGCCACACTTGGCCAGAAGAAGGATGTGTTGCAATTGACGTTTATACTTGTGGTGAAGGAAATCCACGTTTAGTTGCTTTAGAAATATTAAAATACTTCAATTCGGATAATTATAACCTAAGAGAGGTTTATCGTTAAATAAAGATAAGGAGATAGCAACCTCCTTCATAAAAGTTCTGTTTTATTCATTAAAACAGGAGCACAATGTCTAACTTACCAGTGGATAGAGATTCAAATTATATGAGGTCTATGTGGGGCACTTCTCGTCTCGTCACAGACTATGAAGAAATTAAACCAAAACGAGTCATTCAAGAAATCATGCACGACTCTGCGCCACGTCATGATCTTAAAAAACAAACCGAATTGCATGAAAAGATCCGTAATGATGAGGACTACGATGATTGGGATTATGGCACTGAACCAAACTATGGATCTTCCTGGCAGTAGGTATAAATAAAGCAAGAAAACTTATCCGCCAATGGCAGTCACAAGAATATCCAGATCATTTAAGGATATTAGTTTATCTTTTGAACCTCATCCTGTGACAAAAGATCTGCCTTTTTTGTCTAATGAAAGAGCGATTGCTAGATCTGTAAGAAATTTAGTTGAAACAATTCCAACAGAAAGGTTTTTTAATCCAATTCTTGGATCAAACGTTCGTAGGAGTCTTTTTGAATTTGTAGATTATGGAACAGCAGGAGTAATTGAAGATCAAATTAGAACTACAATTAATAATTTTGAGATTCGTGTAGATAATGTAGTTGTTAATGTTGATGCAAGGCCAGACGATAATAGTTTTGAAGTGACTGTCATTTTCGATATTATTGGGGAAGATTTTCCGACACAACAATTTACATTCTTATTAGAGGCAACAAGATAAAATGCCTTTTACACAGTTTACAAATTTAGATTTTGATCAAATTAAAACTCAAATCAAAGATTATCTCCGTGCAAATTCAAATTTCACGGATTTTGACTTTGAAGGATCTAATTTCTCTGTTTTAATTGATACTCTTGCATATAATACTTACATTACAGCATTTAATTCTAATATGGTTGTTAATGAATCCTTCTTGGATTCTGCAACTGTTAGAGAAAATGTAGTTTCATTGGCAAGAAATATTGGTTATGTACCTCGCTCTAAAACCGCCTCCAAGGCGGCAATTACACTTGAGGTTCCTACCACTACAACAAGTGCTTTTTTGACTCTTCAAGCGGGTTTGGTGTGTGTTGGATCGTCCGATAATACATCTTATAGATTTTCAATCACAGAAGATATTACAACAACTGTAAAGAATGGTATTGCAAAATTTGGATCTTCAACTTCTCCAGTGTATATCTATCAAGGTAACTTATTAACAAAACAGTGGACAGTTGATACTTCACAAGATCAGAGATTCATTCTTGATAATCCAAATATCGACACCGCAAATCTTGTTGTTTACGTAAAAGGATTCGGTGATAGTGGAGTTGGGAGAGAATATTATAGGGTGGATAATATTTTACAACTCAATAAAAATTCTGAGATTTACTTAATTCAAGAAGTTCAAGATGAAAAGTATGAACTTCTTTTTGGGGATGGGTATTTTGGCAAAAAACTTGAAAATAATTCAGTTATTACAGCAAAATATATTGTAACAGATGGTGAAAGAGGTAATGGAGCATCTAGATTTGATTTTCAAGGTAACTTTGTGGATTCATCTAATGTTCGTGTTTTAATTCAATCCGGATCAGTTGTTGTTAATACAATTGAAAAATCTTCTAATGGTGGTGAGATTGAACCAGTAGCGTCTATTAAGTACTTTGCACCAAGACTTTATTCTGCACAATACAGGGCAGTAACTTCAAGAGATTATGAAGCAATTATACAGTCAATTTATCCTAATGCAGAGTCTGTTGCTGTCGTTGGTGGAGAAGAACTGAATCCTCCCCAATTTGGAAAAGTTCAAATTAGCATTAAACCAAAAAATGGAACATATGTTTCAGATTTTGACAAACAATTTATTTTAAACAGAATAAAAAAATATTCAATTGCAGGAATTAACCAACAAATAATTGATCTTAAAATTCTTTATGTTGAGATTGATTCGTTCGTTTATTATAATACAAATCAAGTTTCAAATCCAAATGATTTAAAAACAACTATTATTTCTACACTAACAGAATATTCCAAAAATATAGACATGAATAGATTTGGTGGTAGATTTAAGTATAGTAAGGTTGTTCAGTTAATCGATAGAGTTGATAATGCTATTACTTCTAACATTACTAAGGTTAGAATTAGAAGAGATATGAAAGTTCTTGTGAATCAATTTGCCCAATATGAATTATGTTTTGGGAATCGTTTCTATATTAATCCAGAAGGATTTAATATTAAGAGTACGGGATTTACGGTTCAAGGTTTTGATAATGATATTGTATATTTTACAGATGTTCCGAGAAAAACCTCAGATGGAAAATTAGATGGTAGTGGATTGGGGGATTTAGCAGCAATCAAACCAACTGAAAGGGGTGAAAATACGGTTATCTTAAAATCTGTTGGTACAGTTGATTATACAAATGGAGAAATTATTGTTAATACAATCAATATCACTTCAACTGTAGCAGAAAATGAAATTATTGAAGTTCAAGCATTTCCAGATTCAAATGATGTAGTTGGATTAAAAGACCTATATTTGAGTTTTGATGTCTCAAATAGTGAGATAAATATGCTTAAAGATGTTATTGCTTCTGGGGAAGATATTTCCGGAGTTACTTTTACCAGAGATTATTATACTTCAAGTTATTCTAACGGAGAAATCGAGAGGAAATAAAATATGTCGGATTTTGAGAAGAGAGTACAAATCAATAAAATTATTGAGAGTCAACTTCCAGAATTTATAGTTTCGGATTTTCCAAAAGCAACTGAATTTTTTAAACAATACTACATTTCACAGGAATTTCAAGGCGGAACAGTAGATATTGCTGAAAATCTAGATCAATATTTAAAGCTTGATAATCTAGTTCCAGAAGTTGTTACTGGACAAACAATACTGACGCATAATTTATCATCTTCTGCTGGAATTGTTACGGTAACATCAACAAAAGGATTTCCATCTGAATATGGATTGCTAAAAATAGATGATGAAATCATTACATACACAGGTATCACAACAAATACATTTACCGGTTGTATTCGTGGATTTAGTGGAATTAACAACTATTCCAATGTTGGTATTTCTAGTTTTAATGATAATGTTAATAAGCAGACTTTAACTTTTTCAAAAACAACAGCAGCAAATCATAATCAAAACTCAAAAGTAATAAATCTAAGTGTCTTATTCCTACAACAATTTTACAAAAAATTAAAATATACTTTCACACCCGGATTAGAAAGTTTCGATTTTGTTTCTGATTTAGATGTAGGTAATTTTATTAAGCACGCAAGAGATTTCTATCAATCAAAAGGTATTGAAGAATCTATAAGGATTCTTTTTAAAATTTTATATGGAGTCAATGCGGAGGTTTTAGATCTCGAAGGTAGATTAATTAAACCATCATCGGCAGATTACATTAGAAGAGAAATTGTTGTATCCAAAAATATTTCTGGGGATCCTTTAAAATTAGAAGGTCAAACTATATTTAAATCAACAGATTTGAAAACTAATGCATCTGTATCAGATGTTCAAATCTTCACAAGAAACAATGATCCCTATTATAAGTTGGGTTTATTTGTTGGGTATAGTGATAGAGATTTAATTGAAGGAATTTTTACTATTCCAGGCAAAACAAAAGTTTTAGAATCTGTTTCTGTTGGTTCTTCTATTATTTCCGTGGATTCTACGATTGGATTTGGACAAACCGGCACACTAGTATCGGGAAATGATATGATTGATTATACTTCAAAAAGTATTAATCAATTTTTTGGTTGCACTGGAATTACTAACGCAATACCAATTGCTTCTGATATTAGATCCGATGAAACTATTTTTGGATATGAAAATGGTGATTTGACAAAAAGAGTTGATTTACGTATAACAGGAGTTATTTCAGAATTTGAAGAAGTCGATGATATTTCCCTTATAGAAGAGGGTGAAGAGATAACGGTCAAAAATTTGGGAGAAATTGTTGGCAACCCATCAATAGGGGATAAAACATATAAAGAAGTATTTGCTAATTCTTGGA